AATTTTAGGGGCCGGTAAGGGTACACCTTGAGGGATTTTATGCCTTGAAGGGGATTGTGCGGGCTTTCAGGGGGTGAAATCGGGGGTTCGAGGGGGTGAGAGGGCGGGGGTCGGGAGGGGGTCCGAGGGGGCTGGGAGGGGGTTTTTGGGCCATTTTTGACCCAAATCGTCGTCGGAACTTTACCCAAATCGTCGTCGGAATTTTTGCGTGACCCAAATCGTCGTCGGAATTTTTCGCTGACCCAAATCGTCGTCGGAAACTTACGCCTAATCCTGGCACCGTTCGATCAGGGCGAGATATCCGCAGGCATCAACCAATGAATCGCGATGATCGGGTGTGTTTGCAAGTCGAGCGATCTTGAGCAACGTCATCATCGCGGCGACATCCGCAGGACCCAAAGCCTCGTCGGAATTTTTGCGATTGGTGAGATACGCGGTCCAGAACTGGGCGATGCAAGTCAGGTTCTTGGACGGTTTGCCGTAAGTCTGCTCACGATCACCGTAGATGATCTTGTGAGCCTCCTCAAGGATACTTTCGCTCATGCTGAAACCTCGTCGGAAACTTGTTTGTCGAGTCTCATGGATGCGTGACGATCTGTGTATCCGTCAGGATACCTTCTGGCTAACTTCTCGACGTTCTTACGAGCGCACGTTTCGAGTGACATACCGAACACATTAGCCGCATACGCACAGGCCCAGAGAATGTCACCGATTTCCTCTTCGATGTTCCCAAAGTCGTGTGGCTGTCCATAGACCTCAGCCTTCTTGATAGCCGAGGACAACTCACCGACCTCATCTGCAAGGAGGCTGACGACATGAAGCATGGCGGTGAGCCGTGGAAGGTCTTTCGCCGTTCGCATGGCATCAGACTGGTATTCATGAATCTGCATGGTTGTCCTTGTGTTGATGTGAGTGGCAATTTTACCAGTGCGGGCTGGTGACAGGTAAATACCTACGGTGACACTCTCAAAAAAAGTATGTGTCACCGCCCAAACCCGCACCACACAAGGCTTTGAGGAACATCGGTAACAGAGTAACGCATAGAACACGTTTTTTTCTATCCTTTACCAAATGCTAGTTTAATAGTTTAATAGTTTAATATCATTTAACTATTAAACTCTATTCCTATGATCCATTTATAATTTATGTGTTACTGTGTTACCGTTAGTAGTAAAAGCCTTATACGGCGCGGGTTTCAGCGGTAACACATCGCGGTAACACATAGCCAAAAATAACGCATTTATGCGTTACCGCACCCCCTCCACTTGGCAAAAATGGCCCTTTTTGCCCTTTTTTCTTAAAGTTGACAGTTTGACGTTAAACTTCGTTAACAAAATCAAACTATCAAACTTCATTTTCTAGCGTAACTTTTGCGATTTATGTGTTACTGTGTTACCGCAAAGGACAAAAGCCTTATACGGAGCGGGTTTCAGCGGTAACACATCAAACTAATCATGTGTTACCGCTACTCATCAACCCTGTCCCCCATCACGCTGGTAAAAACGGTCTTTTTCGCCACGCACTGATTTGGTCTTCTCTGCTTTTGAGTAGCCAAGTCGCTCCATCACTTTGGTCAAACGGCGACCTTCTGCCCAACTCAACTTCCCACCGTTGACCCCTAAAGCCAATTCAGCAATGCGTTTGTTACTCAAATTATCCCGATCGGCGTTGATGCCTTCTTCAAAATCATCGTCCAAAGACGCAACACAGGGTTTTGATAGCCAGTTCTCAACAATTGGGGTCCACTCATCGACTTCCAGGTGATTGTCCTGATGCTCTTTGCCGAGGGCATGAGCCTCCTGCCACATCACGCCGTTCAAACCGAACAGAACATCAGCCTCAGCCCATAGCTGTTCACGATCTCTTTTAATTGCGTCCGTGTCGCACTCAGCAATGGTCATCGGTAAGAAACGGCGGTTGCCAGTGGTCGAGGTAAGGAACCGCTTCACATTGGTTGTGCCAATAATTATCGACCGCCTTGGGTAGCGGGTCGTGAATTCCTTGAACTTAGGGGTCCATTCTTCAACGCGCTTGGTCATAAAGGCCTTGATATGCTCTTCGTCCTTTAAGCCGACCCCACCCAACTCAGGCCACTCTGCCAATAATTTGCCTCGCATCTGACGAGCGATGTCGTCATCGTTCTTGGCGATGTTGAGTTCGGCGTACAGATCCTCATGGGGAACCATTTCGCGAATGGCAGAGGACTTGTACCGACCTTCTGGGGAAACCAAAACAGGAGCCATGTCGCACTTTATGCCTGGAACACGAACCCGTCCTGCCATGGCCGTCCAAAGATACTTCGCAACGCCACGGGTGTAAGGCGTGTCCTCTGCCCCAAGGTAACGCGAGCAAAACGTCTCGACCCTGGACACACCGTCCCATTTGATCGTGTCGATCCAATCCTGTGCTGAGTCGAAACAATTACGCATGGCAACGAAATGCACCGCGCCACGGGTCTTTTCTACGGACGTGTCAAGAAAGCCCATTCGATCCATGCGAGTGCGGATCTCAAAAAGTTCGGCGTCCCCAAAACGTTGCCAAGGCTCTCCTGCCCGTGAGAATTTGATCTCGTCGGAGAAATGATCGTAGGCGATCGTCATGCCGATAATGTTTTGCCGACTGACAGCCAACTGGCAATTGTTGGCCGTGTTTTCAAAACGACCTTTGGAATTGGTGGTCAATCGGCCCGTGTCCTCGGAATCCTCGACGACAGCCGGAACGTCTTCGGAATCTTCTTCCTCAAAAATCGCCATCACATCATCGTTCCATCCGGCATCACGGGCCATACCCAGAACCTTATTAAAGGTCGTGCCGAGCTTTGAACCATGCCGATGCGGGTGGATCGACTTCCAAGTCTTGTCGAAGTTTTTCTTTGGATTAAGACTCTTGGTGGATCTGGCCGTGAATTCTCTGGCTACTTCTAATGCGCGATCCACGTTGTCCGCGTAATAGTTCTTGATGCCACACAGAACATCGAACCATGTGTCATATTCAAGACCTTCCCCATCGTTGTCGATCGCATCCAGTGCGGCGAGGAAATGCGCTTCAGATGGCCTTTCGACATCAAGCCCAAGGTCAATTTCAAAGTCATCGTCGTCTGCTACTACCACAAGGTCAAAGGAATCAACATCCAACATATCCCCTCGCACATTAAAGACGCGACCTGACCCATCCTCTGAGGAGGGTCTAAACATGAGCGTGGAGGGAACGTAAGACGCCCCATCAATGCCTTCTATGCCTAACTGAGCGCAATAGGCTTTACTCAATGCTCGGTATTCGTTGGCAGATACGTCACGGCTCAGTGGAATCACTACTCGAACGCGAGGAGCCTCGTCGGTGCTGCTGAAAGTCTCATAGCAGAGGAAGGCATAGTCCACAGCCATCTCAATGTCGAATTCCAGTGAAGCGTAATCAAACGGATACTTGTCGATGTCGATGGTAAGCATCGATCGGAACAACAAGTTGTCCTCGTTGCGATAATCATTGGCGAACTGGCCACCTATGAAATGCCCTGCCGATTCTTTGTCGGAAATTTTTTCCACTTGCGCGAACTGGTCACAGAACTTCTCCCATGTGACGGAAATGTTCCGTACAGAAGGAGATGTGCCTTTTCCTACAGCGATCCCGAAACTACGCATTGCGCCCCCGGACGTTGGTGTAATCCTTAACCAAGTCCTTTGCCTTGAACTTGCCATAGGTCAATCGCTCAATCTTCATCGCGTTCTCAGCGGAGCATCCGTTCTTGTTCAGCATCAGGCTTACTGCACTTCGCCCAATGCCGAGCGCCTCTGCAAGCCGATTCTGATTCCCAAAATGCTCAACCACTTCCCTCAACTGTTCATTCACCATTGACTACTCCCATTTGATTTGGTTAAACTGACTTTTCACTGTAATCTCTAAAAAGGATAAATGCAAATGGCACTAGAAAACGAAATCGCAAGTCTCACCTCAGCTATCAATCGATTGGCTGACATCTTGGATCGGAACAGCGTCCTCATCACTGCCGAACCGGAAGAGTCTTTGGGGGCTATGAAAATTTCGGATGCCGAAAAGATTTGGGACGCTTCAGCAACGCCGTCTGATCCGACAGAAACAGAAGCGCCACCGGCAAGTCCCACCGTCACTGCCGAGGATTGCCGACAACTCTGTCTTACTATTGTTCGCAAGAATCGCGAACTAAAGAGCCAAGTCACAGATACGATCGCATCATTCGGCAACGCTAAGAAGGTGGATGATGTTGCTAATGCGGACATTCCGTATCTGCATAAATTGCTAATCGAAATCCTGGAGGGCATTCAATAATGTCTGCTCATGCACGACTTTCAGCATCTTCCTCCCACCGTTGGCTCAATTGCCCTGGGTCCATCGCCGCTGGCGAAATGTACCCATCAACGACCAACGCCAATGCCGAATGGGGAACCAAGGCGCACATTGAGGCAGAACGTTGTCTTCTCCTCAATATCGACGCGCAAACCGACGACGAGGTGATGAACGAAACGGTTGACGCTTACCTTCAATACATCCGAAGTCTACCCGTTGCGGTTGCCGATTATTGCGTGGAACTTAAAGTCGATCTGACGCTTTGGATACCGCAAGGCTTTGGAACCGCTGATTTTGTTGGGATTGATTTAAAAACCAAGACGCTTTATGTCGTCGATTTAAAGACGGGGCGCAACAAGGTCTTTGCCAAAAACAACCCGCAATTGAAACTCTACGCCCTTGGTGCAGATGCGATGTTGGCCGGACTGTACGACATCGAACGGATCAAGATCGTTATCGTTCAACCACCGTTGGACCACATCGACGAAGCCGAGATTGACCCCAACGAACTGGACGACTGGGGTAAAAACTTTGTGCGCCAACGTGCGGTCTTGGCCCTTCAACCAGATGCGCCACGGATACCCGGTGAGAAACAATGCCAATGGTGCGCCCACAAAGCCAACTGCGTTGAGTTAATGGAGTACGTTGCCGATACCGTCAGCAACGCTTTTGATGATGAGACATTGCCACCGATACCGACCATCAACGATGAGCAGATCAGAGTCGTGTTGGAGCGAAAATCTCTGATCGAGTCTTGGTTATCGGCAGTGGAAGATTTGGCGCTTCAACGTCTTCTTGATGGACAGGCTTTACCGGGATTCAAACTGGTTGAAGGTCGTTCTTTACGCCAATGGCGAAATGAGGATGAGGCCATCACTCGACTGGTCCCGCTACTAGGTGGAGATACGTATACCCAAAAGGTCGTCAGTCCTGCACAAGCTGAAAAACTGTTGAAGAAACAGAAAGGCGACATTGCCGACCTTATCGTCAAGCCACCGGGCAAACCAACGATCGCGCCAAGTAATGATGCCAGAAAATCTTTTGGCGTTGAACTTGACTCGTTTGATAAAACTGAACTACAATAGTTTTGTCGCGATTTGCGACCAACAATCACAATCAAGGAAATAAAATGGCAAAGTTAATGCTCAAGAATGTTCGTCTTTCTTTTCCGGCACTTTTCCGCAAGGCCGTTTTTAACGGGCAGGAAACAAAGTACGAAGCCACTTTTCTTATTCCAAAAGACTCGGCTCTGGCTGAGACTGTGCGCGAGGCTTGCGATGCGTTTATTGCTGAAAAGTTCCAAGGCAAACCGCCAAAGGGCTTGAAGCTGACATGCATTGCAGACGGTGACACCAAGGAATATGACGGCTACGAAGGAATGTTGGCCGTAAAAGCCGCTTCTCAGCATCGCCCCTTGGTCATCGACAATGACAAGACACCTCTGACTGAGGACGACAACCGCATTTATGCCGGTTGCATGGTCAATGCACAGATCGACTTCTGGTTTTCGGATCACGCATTGGGCGGCAAGCAGATTCTTGCAACGCTCTATGGTGTCCAGTTCCACAAACACAATTCACCGTTTGGTGGATCAAGCGTCTCAGTTGATGAATTTGACGATGTTAGCGATGAGGATGATTCAGATTCGTTCTAATCACTACTGACACGGAAAGCCCCTCAACCGAGGGGCTTTTTTAATTAAAGTGTTAGCTGAATTAACATAAATTTTCAATTCCGAAAGGGAAATGCAATGAGTGATCTTTATCCAAAAACCGCGATGTTCTATCTCCTATCTTGTTTTAATGGTCTTACAAAATTAGATCTAACGCGTTATCACAAGATTCAGAAAAGACTTCCTCTTTCTACACATGAGACATTAGCAGCCACCCTTGCAACCGCTGCATATTATCGATGTAGAGCCAATACCAAAGACCGTAGCGGAGATTCTTGGCGTAATCAGGTGCAATGCGCTCTTGATAACATTGTTCAGACTGAGTATCCGAGTGAAGATGAGATGCCAAATGAAGTATTTTGCAAGTTGTATTACAGAAGGTCTGATTTTGCAGCAACGCAAACACCTCGACAGGCTCTTGCTGAAGTCCTTGCTATTTTGAAGGAGATTGAGAACCTAAAAGATTTTGATCCTCGCTATTGTCGGATTGTGAAGTTCTTAGAATCCAGAGTTGGGTAATGGCTTACGTCATAGACACAGAGTGCTATCCGAACTATTGGCTTTTTGCTGCCAAAGACACCAAAACAGGAGCGATCGTCACTTCCGAATTAAGAGAGGGTGGCGAGCTTGCTCCAAAAGACATTCGTCGAATTCTAATCAACCGAACCAGTATCGGTTTCAATTCCAACCATTACGACTTACCGATGATTATGGCGGCGTTGCAGGGATTTGATGTACGCCGATTGAAGAAATTGTCCGATGCGTTGATCTTGAGCAACACCCCCTCTTGGAAGTTATGCCAAGAATTTGAGGTAGACACGTATGACCGTGGTAAACACATTGATCTGATCGAAGTCGCCCCTGGTATGACTTCGCTCAAGTTGTATGGGGGACGTCTTAATGCACCTTTGATGCAAGATTTGCCTTTCGACCCCGACCTGCTGCTGACTGATGAGCAGATAGACACTTTGCGCGAGTATTGCGTCAATGACTTGGGCGCCACGCTATTGCTGTTCAACAAACTCAAGCCCCAGATTGAGTTGCGCCAAGCCATGTCGAACCAATACGGAGTGGACCTTCGCTCCAAGTCAGATGCTCAGATTGCGGAAGCGGTCATCCGCAAGGAACTAACCGAGGTCACAGGGAAAAAGTATTTTCCAGCCAAACTGCCATCGGACTATTCCTTCCATTACAAGATCCCGTCATGCCTTAAATTTCAAAGCCCGGATCTTAATGCCTTGCTGAAACGGATCGGTGAAACAAAGTTCACTCTGAGTGACAAAGGCTCGGTGCAATTGCCGGAGTGGTTGAAGAAGGAGCGCATCAAGGTCCGTGGTATCGAATACCAAATGGGAATTGGCGGTTTGCATTCATGCGAACAACGCCAACACATTGTTGCCGATCGCACCCGCATCATTGTGGACATGGATGTCGTGTCCTACTACCCGAATCTGATCCTGACTTTGGGACTGAATCCACCCGGAATGGGCGATGAGTTTCTTATCACCTATCAATCCATTGTCGATCGACGGGTTAAGGCGAAGAAAATGGGAGATAAGGTGATTGCTGATACTTTCAAGATTGTTTGTAATTCCAGTTTCGGTAAATTTGGAAGCCGGTTCAGCTTTCTTTACGCCCCATCGCTTTTGCTCCAAGTCACCCTGACAGGGCAACTTTACCTCTTGATGCTGATCGAGAGGCTTGAGGAAGCGAACATTTCAATCAAGAGTGCCAATACCGATGGCATCGTAGCTTTTTGTCCTGTTCATCGTCAGAACACCATGCGGAACATTGCCTGGGAGTGGATGCTGGATACAGGTTTGGAACTGGAAGAGTCACATTACCGATCCCTGTCCAGTCGCGATGTGAATAATTACCTTGCCGTCAAAACAGATGGCAAAACCAAGGGTAAGGGAATTTTTGCTGAACCTTCACTGGCCAAGAATCCAAACGGGTCGATCGTCTATGAGGCCGTTGCAAAGCATATTGCGGACGGCATTTCTCTAGAGGAGACGATCGGTAACTGCGACGACATCACCAAGTTCTGCACTGTCAGGCGCGTCACAGGAGGCGCTACATGGAATGATGCATATCTCGGCAAGGCCATCAGGTTCTATCAGTCCAAAACTGTCCCTGAGATGGAAGTGATTCGCTACAAGAGGAACGGCAACAAGGTCCCAGACAGCGAGGCCTGTCGCCCTTTGATGAACCTCGGCGATGCCGACATAGGCGATGTGAACAGAGCGCATTACATTCAAAAGGCCAAGGAGCTGTTGGCAGAGATAGGATACGTAGAAGAGAAAACCAATGCGTGAAAGTGAAATTGAAACGGCATGGCGCAAGCACTACCGGGCAATGGGTTATTTGCTTTTGAAGTGGGTCAGCCCAGGGTTCACTGGCGTCCCTGATCGCATTCTTCTGGGGCCAAATGGCTTCATCAAGTTCATTGAGTTCAAGGCTCCTGGCAAGAAGCCTACCGTCAGACAAGCGGCAGTGCATGACCTTTTGCGATCTTTTGGTTTTCAGGTGGAGGTGATTGATGCCATGCCGTGAAGATTTACACGCCTATCAAGAACGTGCAGTAGACATGATCCTTGAAAAGCGCAAGGCATTTCTTGCGCTAGACATGGGCATTGGCAAGACAGTTATCAGCCTGACAGCAATTACCGATCTTCTGGACTCTTGCTCAACCAACCGGGTTTTGATCGTCGGCCCTTTGCGAGTGGTCAAGACGGTGTGGCGACAAGAGGCTAAAAAGTGGAGTCATACTCGCCACCACGACATCAAAGTTTGTGTCGGCAGTCCAAAAGACCGACTGAAGGTATTGCATCAAGCGCCAGAGATCATGGCGATCAATCGTGAAAACGTGGTGTGGCTGGTCAAGCATTTTGGCAAGAAATGGCCGTTTGACACGGTGATTATTGATGAATCCAGTTCATTCAAGAATCCACAGAGCAAGCGTTTCAAGGCCTTGAAAAGCATTCTGGATCTGATCGATAACATTGTTCTTCTGACAGGTACACCCAGTCCTAACGGTTTGCTTGATGTCTGGAGTCAGTCCTATTTGATCGACCAAGGCGAATCGCTCGGACGAACTTACACGGGCTATCGCACACGTTTTTTCAACCCAGACTACAACGGCTACACGTTTGAATTGCGAGATGGGGCAGAGGAAATTATTCACTCGTTGCTGAAGCCGTACACCCTGCGAATGGCGGCAGAAGATTATCTCGAAATGCCAGATCGCATTGACCTCATCGAGTCGATCGACTTGTCTCAAGAAGAAATGGCGTCCTACCGCAAATTTGAGGAAGAGCTTTTCCTGTCCCTAGATGATGGGGAAGTGCTGGAAGCCCCCACAGCGGCAGTGCTTGCAAACAAACTTTTGCAATATGCGAATGGCAACGTCTACACGGATGATCTGAAGAACTGGTCGGCAATCCACAGCGCCAAATTGGATCGTCTTGAAGAACTCCTTGCCGACAACCCAAATGAAACCGTCTTGGTCGCCTACAACTACAAGTCGGATTTGACTCGGCTACAAGAACGATTCCCGAAGGCCGTGGTGATGGATTCCAATGAGGAAACCGTAAACCGTTGGAACCGGGGTGAGATTCAAATGCTATTGGCCCATCCGCAATCCTCTGGAATGGGCCTTAATCTTCAAAAAGGCGGCCAATGGCTGATCTGGTACGGCCTCACATGGTCACTGGAAAATTATCTTCAGTTCAATGCTCGTCTTTACCGCCAGGGGCAGGAATTGCCAGTTCGAATCAGCCATTTGGTCTGCGTCGGAACGATTGATGAGCGCGTCATGGCGGTCATTGGCGACAAGGACGCCACGCAATCTCGCCTATTGTCGGCTCTCAAATGACGCCCCCGAGTGGACGGCAGGACTTCCTATCGAAGCCAAACCGTCATCGGGTGTGCGGTACGGGAAGTGATTACAAACGTTCGGTGACAAGGCTTATCCTGTCACCGATCCATCGCATACAAGGAACGGCCATTGAGTTCCCAAGTGCTTTGTATCTGGCCGTATCCTTTGGACGGTTGTATGGGATATCCGTGTACCCTTTTTCAAAGCCTTGAAGGGCTTCGGCTTCTTCTGGCGTTGGTCTACGCACAGAATTTTTTTCGTAGTTAAAAATCAATTTGTCTAGGTCTGCTCTGTCGAATGCATTGATACCTCGCGTATCCAGGCATCCAGACAAATCCTTTCGTCTTCCCCTAATGCTCCGTTTTGGTAACGGCGCAGTATCCCGGCGCAGGCTTTCGCGCTCAAAAAGAACCTCGGATGGACAGATTCCTCTAGCACTTGCGACAACGAACACACGTCGGCGTCGTTGGGCCACTCCGAAATATTGGGCATCAAGGACCCGCCAAGCGATTGACCTTTTGGGTCCAGACACATAACCAGCGTTCTTCCACCTTCCCCCTGGTGGTTCGAGGGCTTCCACTTCTCCGGCAAGTCCTGCAAGCAGACATCCAAAGGCGTTGGTTTTGTCGCTAAGGACTCCGGGGACGTTTTCCCAGACAATCCAGTCTGGGTTGAAATGATTGGCGAGCTCGCAGAAGACAAGGCTGAGGTTTCCACGTTCGTCATTAAGTCCATCACGCAATCCTGCAACGCTGAAAGCCTGACACGGGGTTCCTCCAACGAGGAGATCAAGTCTTTCTGTTCCAATGTTCCACTCCTTATAGCGTGTCATGTCCCCAAGATTAGGGACGGTGGGATAGTGATGAGCAAGTACCGCTGACGGAAACGGTTCGATCTCAGAAAACCCCACAGGTTTCCATCCTAAATCGTGCCAGGCAACCGTAGCAGCTTCAATGCCAGAGCATACTGAAAGGTATTTCATCATTCACCCCGCACGGGCTTGGGTGGTTCCTTCCTGCGGTTGAAATACTCGACGAGTTTCTCATAAGTATCCAATCGCGGGGTAGGCGTCGAACCGTTCATGATGCCGTACAGCGATTGGCGCGTAAGCCCCGTGGCCTTGGCGACCATCGTGATCTTTCGGGTCTTCAGTGCCCGTCGAATTTCTTCCATCGTCATTTTTTCGTCCTTTTGTGTAAAAACGTGTTGACATCATAACAATTCGTTTTTACACTTTCAACCAAGTCGCGGGATTGGCCCTCGACATTAACCCGGAGAGACGATGGACGACTTCGACTCACCCGATACCAAACCAGGGTACTGCCCCGTTTGCGCTCAACCCGCGACGATCTGGAACGTCATGCCGCGCACCTGGGAATGCACCTACTGCAACTGGTCCGGCCCTGTGACTGACCAGACACCTTTCATCAAAACGGAGAGTTAACAGTGAAATCAATCGACAAATTCGGAGCATGGCTCCTCGATACCCGCGCCGGGATGATCTTCGGGATCATCATCGCGCTTTCTGGCGCAAGCATCACCGGTTACAAACTATTCACCGGTCCTAAGAGCGTCACACTATCGGCCTCCGAGTTCACCTGTGTCCAAGCCGAGCCTTGGGGCATTTCGACTCGTTGCACGGCTTATGCGAGGGTACGTTAATGACTAACTTACGCATCCCACTCAACGGCAAGCACGTTGATGTCGAGTTCACTTTCAACAAAGGCTATGAGGCCACATTTGATGACCCCGGCTGTCCTGATGACTGTGAAGTGCATCGCGTGTTCTATCCTGCCGATAGCAAGGATCAGGTCGATATCTTGCCTGTCATGCACGAAGATGATGTCGAGGCGATCTACAACTATATTTTCGATTATCGAGGCGAAGATGATTAGAATCATCAAAGTGCTACTGGTCATGGCGGCAATTGCTGGCTATGCCTACATCAGCAACCAAGAGTTTGAAGATCAACAATTAGCCCAATCAATGACCGAGGCTTATAACCAATGAAATCACTCCGCGCTATCCGTATGGCTATCATTTACT